GTTTATGACGCGTCGGGCTTCCCCCTCGGCTATGTCAGTGCCGAAATTCTTTAGCTGCTCCCTAAACCTAACTGCACCCATGCCGTAACCGGCACCAAGAATGATGGTCTTCCCTACAAAACGCTGCTCGGATGTTATGTCTTCTTCAGCAACCCCGTAAATGCGGGACGCCATTTTGACGTACACGTCCTCACCTGTGGCGAATGCCTCAACAAGATCTTCCTGCTTCGCGAGCCACGCCAATACCCGCGCCTCTATCTGGGCGGAATCGGCTTCGACAAGGGAGTATCCTTCGGGGGCTATGATGCTACGCTTTAACTTCTTACCCGCAGGGCCGCGACTCGGCAGGTTCTGAAGGTTTATCTTATCATCCCCGCCCCACCTGCCCGTATGTGCAGCATAGTATTTAACCGGTACAGGGAGCAGGCCGCGCTTCGATATGTCGATGAACCGCTGCGTACGCGTTTCTTCAAGAGTACTCTTATTCCCGAGCCTTGCAGCCATCAAGGATTGTACCTCTGGGTTTTCGTGGTCTGCTAACGCCTTAAAGTCTTCATCGGACTTGGCGAACGCGAAAGTCTCTTTACCTGTGGTGAGACTTATTTTTCTCGGGGGTTCCACCCCTAGACCCTCAAGCAGCTTGGCAAATTTGGGGTTGCTCATAAGGTCTTTCTTGTCAACCCCGGAAACTTCCAGTAACTTGGTCTTGTGGTCATGTGTTTCTATGAGATGTTGTTCAAGCAAGCCAAGATCCAAGTCTAGGGTAGGCTCTATAAACATACGCAGGGTTAAGTCTATCAGCTTTACCTCGTCGCGAGGGAAATCCGACGCAATAGTCTTGAACAGGCTGTAGGTAAGATCAACATCGTTTATACAGTAGTCCCCGTATCGTGAGAGTTCTTCTGGTATGAAATCTTCTCGCCGCTTCCCGAGCGCATTAGTGACTTCTGTGCCTTTAACTCCGAGAGAATACCTTTCAGCCAGCGCACGGAGACTACCACTAACCTCCACCCCATCCACAGCACGGGCGATACACAAAGTATCGGTATAGAGGCGAGGATTAACATCAAAAATCCAACTAGCAATAGCGCCATCAAACATAGTGTTATGAGCAAGAAACACAGCCTCATCCCAATCGAATGTTTGAAGGAACCCCTTGATCTCTTGTTTCGATCCACTAGCCCACTCCGTTTCATTGTTATTAACTTTGACCCCCACCCCGATGACTTCGAAGCGGGGGTCGCGTATGTACTCCTCAGTTGTCAGCTTCGACAGGGAGAACTCCTTGTCGTAATAAGTTTCGAAGTCTACCGTTATCAAATCCACATCAACCTTCCGCTCTATCTAGGTACCCATCTCGACGTGCGTTTATTCGCTTCATAAGCCAATCGTCGACTTCTCTACGGACCCACGCCACCCTGTTACCACCGAGTCTGACACGTTCGGGGAAATCTCCGGTGGCTTCAAGACGCCTGAGATGGTTTTGGCTATATGGAATACGTTGAGTTATCTCCTCTAAGAAGATCAACTCTGGTGGGGTGCTATCGATAGTCATGTCAACCATCCTCCCTGTCGGCCAACTCACCACCACAGGCCAGATAACCGCAGCCATCTATCCAGTTGTCGAGGTTCTGCTCATTGCCACGCATCCGGGCAACTTTCAGTAGTGCCATCATCGTAGCCACATCAATGGCGGTTACATCCGTGCCGAGATGTATGGACCAATACAAAGCAGTCGTGGTGAAGTTATCTTCCATATCACCGTGTTCTGCGGCTCTGTCCACGGTTACGTATTTTTCAGCGGTACGGAGAATTTCAGCCCGTTTCGACTTACCGGCAGGTGGGCCAAAAACAGCATGATCGCCAAAAGGTAGCTCCAGTTGCTCACTCATCACTTATCCTTCAACATCAGCCAGTCGTACTTATCTACCTCGGCGTGGCATTTCGGGCAGGCGAGGGCAGACCACCCGAAATGATCGACGTGCGTGCCCTCCCCACATTTCGGGCAGTACACGTCCTTGCCCTTTTTCCCTCCATGAGTCCATTTCGGCACGGTCTTAAACTTCCGGGGGTTGACAACAAACTCCGGCTCCACAGTGCTATCGTCCGGTTTACCCCGACCTTTACCGAACCACCAATCAAAAAAACCCATATTCTATCTCCTCTGTAAGGTGTTTATAACGTAGCCGCCGTAAGTAACTCTGCGACCTTACCCATGTTCTCCTCATTAACGACCAGATCAAACCCACTGGCCTCTCGTATGTCTCGTAAGTTCTTCTCCTGTAGGGGGGTGGGGGTATTTTTCCCGGCCTTGCATTCGATACCGAAAAACATACCCTTGTGGCACCCGACTATATCCGGCACTCCGCTCTTGCCGTAGCCGCCCGTGGCAGGGAAAAAATAGTAGGCTTCCAACTCTTTAAGTTGTTTAACCACGATCTTCTTAACCTTGGCTTCCGGCGTCATCGCCATGCTAGGTATCTTCGTTTGGGAAAAGCCGAACCACGTTATCATTGTGTTCATCGACATACTCGGCAAAATAATGAGCGCCCACCTGCAAATCTATCGCAAAGCCCGCTGACTCATCCACGAAACCGACAATGCTTCCCCACGGAACACGTATTCGGGCTGGTTGCCCATCGAAAATCAGGGTGACCGAAAAACCATCGTCGTCGCACTCCAAATCATCGTACTGGTACTGTAGAGAAATCGTCATACCCTCGGGAAACTGATCTTTCAGGTCGTCGGGTAGCTCCACACCTTCGGCGTCTACATCAAATGTAATAAAAAGATGTAGGCAGTCATGCGGACCCATAACCGCAGCGGCAAGACTCCTCTGCTGAATCCGCTCTACCGACATAGCTAGGACCGAACAAAACGCGGTTCGTACCCGTGAGCGGGAGTCGTTACTCTCCATAGTATTTTGGTTGTTCATATAGATTTCCTTTTTGTAGTAACTGGTTTCAACCGGAGGGCCGAAGCCCCCCGGATAGTTGTTAGTCCACGGACTAACATTAATCTCGTACTATCCAATAAGTATTTTCATCTATGCGTCTCCCTATACCTTCGACACCCACGGTAACCGGTCTCCAATCCGTTACCATCAAAACCGCTAGTCTTTTTTGTAGCCATTCTGGTAGGTCGTCCGAAGAAGCATACACGCCATCCACCCCCGAGTCAACACTATCCATGCCAATACATAACACTTTGATAGTGTTGGTGTTAGGATCTAGACAAACTCGGTATAACTTGTCATCGGGTGTGTCATCAAACAACCACCCCCTCGCGTTATCGGCCATCAGTGAACAACATAAAATACTGTGGGTAAATGCTTTACCCCAACCCCGTCTACCCACTGACCCTCGTGGCACATTGACAATACGGATAATTTGCCTGCGATATCAGGGTCTAGCGTATCCTCCACAAAGGTACCTTTCGGTTCCCACTCTATTGCCCACGAATCTATATCTTCGGTGCGGGCCACCGAAAACAGGCTATTCCCTGTTTGTGGTGATACCTCCACACTCACCATACTTACACGCTGAGAACGATCCCGCTCTAACTCTGCACATTCGGCGACTTCCGACAGGAATTTATCTACAGTCGCCCCGAAAGCAGGATCTACGAATTTATACCCTGAATTGACTATCGCCTTTAGCTCCATCATCAACATATCAGAGGTCGCAGTTTGCACCACCGCGCTACGTGCGGCTTTAACAGCTTCTCGTAATTCTTTCGCCGAGCCTCCCCAATGTCTGCGTATATCCTGCCCCCCTCTTATGGCTAACTCTATCGGGGGTACTTCCATTATGTACTTCTTAACGTTGCGGACTGCGGTGCCCATATTCCTTGACAGGGTCGTACTGTACCTGTCGCTGTACTCACCGTAAGTTTTATGGGTTATTTTTCGGGAACTGACAAAGAAGTCATTCTCCCTATCATTATCATCATATTCGCGGACCCCTATCTCCCCCATGATCAGCGACTTGTGTTTGTGGTAGACGTATACTGAATACTCCACATACACAGCCCCGAGAGGCCCCGTTCTCGGCACGTGACCGTCAGAAGATTGGGGAGGGATTTCCTTACCGAACGAACACGCGGGAAATATCTTTTGCACCTCCCCTGCAAACCTTGACAGTTGTAAGTAGTGCGTCATACCGACAGGTGCCCACTGGTAACCCGATACATTGGGGTACTCAATCATATTGGCTACGGGTATGTTTTCAAACTTAGCCATTTTAGTTCTCCTGTTTATAAGTTAGTCCACGGACTAACATTAGCCGTGCTGCACGCGTTTCCACGCGGCACGTAACGTCTCGGCTTTGAGGAACGACTCGGGCGAAAGTTTACCCTCCCGCATAAGCCGCTCGGCCTCGCGACTTACCGCAGACTCCACCCAGCGGCACGCCTCGGACCAATCCTTGACCACCTCACATGCTGTATCGACGGTAATTTCGTTAGTTTTACGCATAACTTGTTCTCCTCTAGGGTTTATAGAATAGATGCTGCCCGATCTGGACAGTCATTTTCATGGTATATCTCCACTTCGGAGATACTTCGGTGGTGTGGTAGTGAGTGGCACCCTCTGACACGTCAACACGGGGGTAACTGGTATCCCTGACAGTGGCGGCTACCCGCATAGCGGTCTGCCACGCGCCGTAGTCATGTATGGTTTCCGGCTTAGAGTCGCACCAGAACGAGAATTGGCAGCGGTGCTTTACCGGGTGGCCGGACTTATACACTGCCCCCTGCTGTATAACTTCGCACACGGTGTCAGGATAATGCTTGCTGGCGACACGGTTGGATAT